GAGGTATGCCACCGCTCGGGACTCGGCCTGGGAGCCGTCGATGTAGGCTAGCTTCATCCCAGGGTCAGCGATGAATACTGTCTTGACCCGCTCCGTGATATTCTGAAGGTTGGAGCCTCGGCCATAGGGGTCCTTCGATGAGGCCCAGCGGCCAGTCTTGGTCCCCGCCACCTTGAATGTAGCGTGGAATCGGTAGTCCTTGATCTTCTTGGCCTGGAGAGCCTGGAGCAGCTTCTCCCGGTCCCGATACTCCAGAATCAACCGAGCCATAAACCCTTCGTGCATGTAAGGATCGAAGGATTCCAGTGTTTCCCGGTTGGAGGACTGGAGCTTGTGGCCCATGCTGTTAAACGCCTTGATGATTTTCTGCGGGGATGAAATGAGGATTTCTTCTCCCCACAGAGCCTCTGAGCATTGCCGGAATATCTCCGTCAGCCGTTCCATTTCTTCTTGAATGTGGCGCACCTTCTCCGGAACTAATGTTCCGTCGAGTCTGATCCCCCGGAGGGACATTTCCAGACTCGGTTGTTGGAGAGCGCGCATAAAATTGTAGGTTATCCGGGAGTGCTTGTCAATGTTTTGGTACCGCTTACGGAGAATTTCAGCGGTGACACAGCAGTCTAACCCGTTGTAGACCTGGAAATTCTGTTCAGCGGAATTCGGCATCCCTTCTCGCGTGTTAATCCACATTCCAGCCGCGCCTCCTATTCTCGGTATATCGGTGGTCCCCTTCCCTAATTACGTCCTCGATGGGCCAGCCCAGGGCAATTCTTTGCTTGACCGTGTTGTACGGGATTCCGTACTTCTGGGAGATTTCCTTTCTGTTCAGGTACTCGCCGTTGACATCGTATTGGATTACGTCTCGACGGCGGTTAATCGCAGACTTCGGAAAGAGCCCCTTGGCCTCCGGGCATTTCTTGATGAAGCACTTGATGCTTTCATGGCTCACCCCGAGGTGTTCTCCGGTTTCTACGATGGTGTAGCCTTTCTTGGCGTAGCCTCGGAGAACTTCCAGAGGACCAAGGTGCGGCCAATTGGCTCGGACCAGAATCTCGAAGGTCGTCTCCTTGGGCATTACTCCAACTCCTTGTTGGTCTTTCCTTTCCGCATCAGCTTCCAGGCCGGCTCGTTGGTGAACATACTGCCCAGGGTCCCGAGGTCTGCCGGGAGTTCTGGCTGGAGCGCCCTGGAGAGGATCAGGGTGTCGTGGATATTCCCTTGGAGAGTGATTCCGAGTTGTTCGTAGAGCCAGAAGATGTCGTAGAGGCCATTCTGGAGGACCTTGGCCACGGCTGCATCCTGGCACATGACCTTGACCCATTCCCAGGCCCGGATTTCCTCTTCCTCAGACTGCCAGTAGGAGCCATTCTCTTGCCGGGTGTCCGTGAATGGAATGACCAGAGCATGGTTCTCGTCCGCGGAGAACCCCACGATGGAGATTAGCTGCTGGTCCGGGATCGTCTCGATGTCTACTCCCGAGTAGGTGGCCTGCTTGAAGTATGTGTGGTAGAAGTCCTCGATGTCCTCCAGGGTTGGGTCGATGAGAATGTGGCGTTCAGGCCGGGAGATTGTCGGGTCGTCGGCCTGCTCGGCCACCTTCATCATGTGCATCAGGCAGATGGGGCGCTCCTCGTAGTTCCGAAGAATAGCCGCCGGGTGGGTCATAGGAATGACCTTGTATCCCGGTGGGAGAGAGGACTCGGCTACGGTTCCCCGGATTTTGGTGATGCCAGTCTGGCCGAGCACTGCCCAGCAGGCTAGGTTCCCCATCGGGATAATGATATTGGGGTCAGTCTCCCGGATTTCGTCGGCCAGTTCCGGGAGCCGATAGAGAAACCGGGGCGGGAGGTAGGCCCCGGCGGTGCCGATGTGGGGCCAAGTATACTTGTCTGGCCAAGGAAACGCTGGGTATTGCTCCCGGAGAGTTTCCTTCCAGTCTTGGTACTGCTGGTCTACCTCCTTCTTCTTGTAGCAGAGGTCGGCCACCTTATTCGTCGGGCTGCGCCACGGGAGAACATTCGTCACCCGGACATGGTTCCGGGAAAGCCCGGCAATCTCCAGCCAGTCATTGAGTTCCTGGCCAGCCCCGCCGACGAAAGGAACCATCTTGTCTACCTCGGCCTTGGCCGGAGCCTCCCCGACGATCATAATGTCGGCATTCTTCGGGCCGCTCGGCGGCACCGGGATATTGTTGACTGGTTCGTGTGCCATTATCCCTCCACAACAACATGCTGGCAGAGGTGGTACTCTCCGACTACGAACAGGAAAATCCCCAGGAGAACCCCAAAGGCGATTCCAGAGACGAATGCCCAGATTTGTGCAGTGTTCATGGCTCCTCCAAAGAAAGAGGGGGCCGAAGCCCCCTCGAAGTGGAGAATGGTGGGTTCAGTCGTCCAGCGGCATGAACTGGTCCACCGGCGGGTTGTAGGTGCCGCCGGAGCCATCGTTCATCACCTGGACCGAGACGTAGCCCTTGATCTGGGCACCTTGGGCTTGGGGGATAAGCTCCTTGAGAGACTTGCCGGAGGTGTCCAGGCCGACAGTCTCCAGGAATTGCTTGACCCGGAACAGGGCGGCAGGAGAGAGGTAGAACCGCAGACGGAGATTCTTCTCCCGCCAGTTCTGGAACTCCTCCAACTCCTCCGTGTCCACGTCCTCGTCATGGTCCACCGGGACCGCCGAGTATTCGACGTAGGGAGTCTTCTTCTGGGAGGACTCCCCGAAGGAGTGCTGCCCGATCTGGAGAACATACGTTCCGGCAGGCAGAGCCTTCGGCGGCTCGATGGAGTCAGCGGAGGTTTCGAGAAGGGAGTCAAGATCAGCCATGATGGCCTCCTTACTTATTGCGAATGGCTTGGAATACCTTGGAGAGTGCAGTCTCCAAGTCCAGTTCGGCTTCCAGATTCTTGGGAGCCGTATTCTTCAAGCCGACGAATGAATCGGGTACCGTCCGGATTACTCGCCGGGCCTTGGAGCCTGAGCCCTGGATTTTGGACATCAGGACCGTGTTGAAGAATTTGTTGACTTCCGGCGGGAGGGCCTTCCCAAGTGTCTCTGCGAAGCCACGGGTCGGGGTAGTCTCGTCGTCCTCCCCGACATACCGGATGTGAGCAGTGCAGATTACGTTGCACTGGACATCCGCAGAATACAGGGCGTTGAGCAGGCCGTTGACTAGGCGCTGGCCCTCGCCCCAATCCTGAATTTGGGGTTGGTCCCCAAGTCTTCCCACGTTGTGTAGGTGGAAGTTCATCGCCGCCTTGGAGGCGAAGGATAGGGAGTCAATCACCAGAACGGTGTCTGGCCCCCAATCGTACATGCCTCCGAGGTCTTGCTCGTTTCCCTCGTCGTCTTGCTCCTTCCAAGACTTGAGCGCGGAGATTCCCTGCTTCCAGGCTTTGGGTCGCCCGGAGGGGATCATCTTCCCGGCTTGGTTAGGCTGCCAAGCATCGGTGAAGGTCTTAAACCAGACCCTATTCTGGGCGTCCGGGTCGTCCGACAGCAGGCTGGCCACAATGTCCAGCCCGTTGTCGAAGTCGAAGATCATCAGGTTGTAGCCGTCCCGAGCCAGACTGGCCAAGGAGGCAGTCTTACCTGTCCCGGAATCTCCCAGGAGCAGACCCTTGACGGTCTTGGCAGAATGGTGGTTTGACAGTGATGGCATGGTGCCTCCTCTATTGCCCCGACCAATATACTATAGTCAGGCGCAGATGTCAATGATCGTTCGCAGAATCCTTCCTCATCGAAGACATTGCCTTCTCCATTTGTTCCGCTGTCTTCTGGATCAGCGTGTGGATATTCTCCGACTTGGTCAGGTCGTACTGACCCATTTCCCCGAGGGATGCCTCCAGCATGGCATGGAGGATCATGGAGTCGATACCGGAGACTAGGATACCCAGGTCTTGGTCATAAAGGTGCTGGTTCTCCTGCTTAATGCTCTCCGTGATGATAGACTGAATCTTCGCCACGATTGCGAAGTAAGTCTGGATTGATTCCACCGAGTCCTGGGGGACGTCTTCCATGAGGCTGTAAGAATCCAGGACCGGAATCTTGATGGCTCCGTCTTGGCCTTTCTCAGTCATGCTACCTCCTGTCGAGAGGGTTCCACTGGAAGTCCGGGAATTGAGCCAAGTATTGTTCCCGGACGGCGGGGTCCTTGGAGCAGATGGACCGGAATGGACAGCCGCCATAAAGGTCGCAAGCCTTGTCGTTCATCGGCCAGTGGTCCATCTTGGCGTAGAGTTCGGCGTGGAATACCCAGACCTTCAAGTCTTCCAGAAACTCGCTGATCTGGGCCGGAGTCCGGGGAGCATACCCCCGGCTGAACCGGGTGAACTGCACCGCCTTCTGGATGCCGTCGATAATGACTCCCGCTGCTGGCCGATCCAAGACTAGCTGGCTGGCCAGGGCATACAGCGACACCTGATTGTCCGGGGAGAACTTGTCAAAGAAGGACTGGTAGAGCTGCTGCTTGGAAGTCTTCCGGTCCATGATCCAGAGTTGTATGCCATCCGTGACCACCCGGTCGATGTGGCCGGAGAGGAGAATTTCCTCTCCGTCCTGAGTCTCGATCCCGGTGGGGGATGTGAAGGAGAGTTCTACCGCGGTCTTGCCGTTTGGGAGGACGTAGGTTTCCAGGGGGTCATTCTGGTATTGCTCCGTGTACCAGACGATGGCTCGGGCTAGGGCTTCTGGCGAATGGTAGGAGTCCAGTTCGTAGAAGCGCCAGACCTCGACCTCGTCATGGCCCAGGCAGTCTTCATCCCGCTGGGTGTAGCACTCCCGGCAGTATTCTTCGTCCGGGTGGTAGATGTGGCCGCAATGGGTGCATTCCACCCGTTCCTCCCGGTAGCCTAGCTGGAGCAAGCCTTCCCGGAGGGCAATCTTCTGAGCCTCGTCATGTGACAGGCCCTCGATTCTCCGGGCGTCGTAGACCTCCAGGGCATGATGGATGGCGATGCCGAAGACCAGGGCTTGCTTGGCTCCGGGAGCATCCTTGCCACGGATCATCTTGTAGTAGTACAGTGTGGGACAGGTCTTGAGCCAGCCAAGACTGGTGGAATCCCAGACTGTCTGGAGATTGGGGATGTGCCCTGAGAACGGGGACATAGCGGTGCCTCCTCTCCGCTGGTCAGATTTGGATGTCGTCGAGATCGATGTCGTCGATGCTGGGCTGGGCTCCTCCCTTCTTAGTCTGCCGATGATTCTGCTTGGTCCCCTTCTTCTGAGCCTTCTTCTCATTCTGCATCCAGCGTTGGCGGTGCTGTCTCATTTCCCTGACAATGGCCGAGAGTTCCTGATCGGTCAGGCTCAGAGGGTCCCGAGCAAAGAGTTCTGAAAGGTCCTGGTGGTCAGAGAACTCTGCCAGGGGATTCTCGTCTGCGTTCTGGGAGAAGTCTTGGTTGTCCATGGTGCCTCCTCAGCCTAGCCATTCAATGGTTTGCCGCTCATTAGTCGTCGGGGTCCAGGTCGTCGAGGAAATTGGGAGTGTTCTCCCGCATGATCTCGACTTGGCTCCGGCGGTCGATCCCGGCCTGTCTGTCCAGCATTTCAAGATGCTGGCGGACGAGGTTCCGGATGACCTTCTGGTATCCCACGTCCGTGTAGTATTCTCCGAGGCGTTCCTTGTCTCCCTCGAAGAGCCGGAGGGTGACTTTTTCAATCTCGGTGCTGCTCATAGACTTCCTCCGGGATCAGCCAGATTTCATTCTCCCCCATCTGCACCGTCCGGAGGTTCTGCCCGAGGCCGTATTTCTTCCGGACGGTGGACACGCGGGTTCTGGCGCTATGGGGGTTGTTTGTCCATACTTTAAGGCCCAGGGGTTCTTTGTCCGCCTGGGCCAGCAAGTCTGCGACCTCTTGCTCTTTCATCCTGCCCTCCTTTGGGGAGGACCCGGTGGTTGAGGAGGCACCGCCGCGCACAGACTGGCCGAGGGGACAGGGCTGCCGTGCGCTATTTGGTGGGACCACCGGGCCCTCTCCGAAGAAGGGCGGGGCCGGAGCCCCGCCATTCTGGGCCGTGTTAGATGTCCAGGTCCTCGACCAGGGAAGCGCGCTGCTCGACATTCTGGCGAGCCTGCTCCCGGATCTTCGGATTCTTCTGGAGCACCTGCTTGGCCAGTTCCGTAATCTTCCGGTCCTTGACCTCGGACAGATTGTAGCCCTTGGCCTTGAGTTGGTCCCGGACGATGCCACGGCTGATGTTCATGGCCTCAGTCTCCACCGGATCGCTCGGACGACCGGCGCTGGACTGGCCGAACTCGAACTCCCGAGCCGCCTGCTCGACAGTCTTCTTAATCTCGTCCGAGGAAGCCCCGTTCTCGACAAGCTGCTTGATCTTCCCGCCGACGCGACCGCGGACAGCATCCACGAAGTGAGCGTTCAGCGCTTCGGCCTCATGCTCATTCAGGGTGTGGCCCTGCTGGTAGAAGATCGGGACCTGCACCTCAGTCTTGTGCATCGTGACGTTCTTGGTTCCGATGGGTTCCATGATTCTACCTCCGAATCAGTCTTCTAGGTGTAGGCGGCGCCTCGCGCCGATTGCACTTGTAGGTTAGCAAAGCCAGTTAATAGGGTCAAGGTTAAGTCTGGAATCAGATGTCGAGATCGTCGAGGTCGAGGTCTTCCAGACTTGGATCCGATCCTGGCGCTGGCTGCCTCTTGTCGTGGATGGCTGTGCGCTTCTGTGAGAGCCGGTCGATCTCCTCCCTCTCCCTGGCCAGCCTGATGTAGTCCGCGGCCTGCTGTAGCCTCTCTGCGTGGTCGTGTGCCTCCTTCTTGCACTGCACCAGTTCTGCTTGGTACCAGGAGTCCTTGGTGAGCATCCGGGCCAGGACCTCCGGATGTTGGGAAGCCATATTCTGAATCCAGAATACAAGCCCCTCCAGGGTCAGGTAGGCATGAGCATCCAGCCCCGGCACGGAGACTAGGGCTATCACAGGCTTGTTATTGAGGTATTGCCAGTCTCCCTGATCCCAGAGGTAAGCAGGCTGCTCCACCTTGGAAGAATCCACCAAGTGGACCCTAAAGGTAGAATGGGCGACATGGCCGATGTGTGTTCCGGGTTCCTCCTGCTTGGGGTCTGGTGGGAACCGGAAGGGCAATTCTCCGGCCCGTTTAACTTGGTCTTGCTGCTCTGGCGTGAGGTTCTGGTAGTCCATACTGCCTCCTAGTGTGGGAAGAAGAATGAGCCCAGGACCGGACCAATGATTATCAGGCCGACCAGAAGACTGGCGACGACCATGAACATGGTGTAGAGGAGGCGGACAAGACCGCCTCCAAATACACCGAAGAGAATGCAGGCCGTAAGTAGGACAATGAGTCCGAACATTAAACCCCCAGGTAGACAAGATTCTTGAGCGCCCGAGTCTGGGCGACGTATTCAAGGTTGTATTCTTGCTTGATCTCCCAGGCTTTCTTTGCCATTGGGTGTGGGATCATGCTGTTGTTGGCCATCTTGGAGTCTGTCTCTGGTGAGAGGAGGTAGACTGTCTGCCACTCCAAGCCCTTGACCTTGTGGATGGTGGCGAATTCTACCACCTTGCCTTTGCCGTGGGAGAATAGGGAGTCCAGGGTATTCCAGACTTGCTCCGAGGATTCGGAGCCGGCGACGATGTTGGCTAGGCATTCATACTGGTCCCGGACCTTGGACTCCTTGTTGGTGTTACCTTTCAGTCTGGCCTCCTCAATCTTCTTGGCAGACCAGTTCTCCAGGTTGGTCTTGAGTCTGTTGATGTTGTCAGACCAATTATCCTTGAGGACTCGCTGGAGATTCTTGTGCAGGTCACGGCCATGGACCACCGAGGGGTGGCCATGAACCAGTCTTTGCATGGCCAACTGGAAGAGCGGAGCGTTGGTCCGGCATAAGACTACCGAGCGGGGCTCCAACATGCTGGGCTTCCATTCTCCAACAGGCAGGTAGGAGACTTCTCCCTGCTCGTTGTCTTCCCGCGCCTCGAAGTCCAGAACATGGCCGTGCTCCGAGACATCCTGGACCACTGCGTGTGGGCAGCGGAAGGTCTGGGTGATGGGGAAGACTTGCATGTTGAAGTCTTTGATGAATTGCTCCAGGGATTCTGCCAAGGCTCCACGGAACCCATAGATGGCCTGATAGAGGTCCCCGGCGGCGATGAGTCGGCAAGACTTGGACATGGACTTGCTGACCATGAGGTGCTGGAGCGGGTTCAAGTCTTGCGCCTCGTCCACGACCAGGAGATCGTACTGGCCTCGGGGGAATGGGCCTCGGTAGATGGAGGGCATGTAGATTTGGTCCGCGAAGTCTATGTTCCCTTCCCAGGCAGCCTGGATACTCTTTAACAAAATGGTCTCGATGACCGGCAGGTGGGCAGAATGCAGGTCCTCGTCGTCTGCCAATTCTTCCAGGGTTTCCCTGGAAGTGAATGGCTTGGGGCTGCCGGGGGCATTCTGCGGGACGATGCCCATGGACTTGGCAGCCCCGACGACTCGCATGATGTTGCCCATTTGCCTGCGGCATTCTGGGAAGTCTTCCAAGGCTTCCTTGGTGAGTTCATAGAGCTTGTTCTGGTTGACGACAGGCTTTCTGCCGATCTGCTTGTGCCAGACTGTGTGGCCCAGGCCGTTGAAAGTCTGGACCTTGCATTTGTTTGGGAGCTTCTTGCGGAGTTCGTCCGCAATAGACTTGTTAAAGGCCAAGGCTAGAACTCTGTCTTCGGAGGCTTGGGAGACTGCTTCCAAGAGAGTGGCAGTCTTGCCGGTCCCCGCCCTGGCATCCAGGGCGAGGTTATCCCGGCTATTCTTAACCGCGTCTACGAATGCTTGCTGCTGTTCGGTAAGCATGGGTATTCTCCTAGTCGAGGGATGATTCTTCGGCCATCCTTTTCCAGTGTTCTTTGATGTTATATTCGATGTCTTGGATGTCGTCTTTGTCCAGTCTGCGCTCCATCCACCGGGCAGGGTACCCTTTGCGGTCGCAAAGGGTCCATTCTAGCTGCTCCGGGGTTGGAGGATGGCCGGGGTCGATCAGGTCGCCAGTCTTCCGGTCATACGTCCCCATGTGGCCGGGGTCCGGCGGGGTGTATGCCTCGATGTAGACCAGCATGGGTATTCCCCGGACCCTGACTGGAATGCAATCGTTGGGGCAGACTCTCATTTGTGCCTCCTCTTTAATTCTTCCTGGAAGAGATACTGCAACTCCGCTCGGAGCAAGTCTTTCCGTTGCGCGGGGTTGATGATTCTCTTGTAGGGGTAGAACTGCTTGATCTTGCTGAAGTTCCGCTCGGAAGAATGGTCCGAATGGTGCTCGGGGTGGTCTGGACGGTGGACTTCAACAAGAGAGAATCCAGCGTCCATGAGCTTCCGGGCTTCTGTCGGATAGCGGCAGTCTGTGACGATCTGGAGAACGGGCTCCCCGGTGAAGAAGTCCCGGTCTTCTTCTAGTTGCTCGACTAGTAAGTCTACCCAGAATGTGTCACAGATTTGCCGCCCGGCGTCTCCGACTGCTTGGTAGAGGACCCGGAGACTTGGGAAGCCCGGCAAGTCTGTCAGTTCTTCCTTGGTAAAATCATCTGGGGTGTGGGGAGTGTGGCGAATGAGCAATTCGTGAACCATAGTCTTGATTGGAGCCGCGAAGGAGTATATCTCCGTGCGGATGATCGGAGTCTCCTGGGTGGCTAACTCAGACATAATGCTGGCAGCGGTATCCTTTCCGCTGCCAGCCGGGCCGAAGAATGCTATTCGCATGGCTGATTCTCCTCTCTAATTCTGTTCTCGACGGCAGAGAGTAAGTCTAGAATGGTGTCCTGGGATACATGGGTGGCGGGGACGTGGATATACCACGTCCCATCGGCATTCTGGGCCAAGTAGCAGTAAGACTTATGTTCCAGGTCGATGATTCTGGGATCAGGCATTGACTGGTCCTCCTTTCCAGAGGAAGCGTTCGGTATTGCCGGTCGTGCCGAGCCATTCTGCGTCTGGAGGCATGTGCTCCGTTCTTTGGTCCTCTAGGTAGACTCTACCGTTTTTGATGTAGGCTTCGACTCCCAGGGCGCGGAGTCTGGACATGGTGGTCTGGGTAGGCCACCGGCGAACGGTGGCCAGATTTATATCCAGGTCTCCATTCGGGAGGATTCTGGCCAGGTAGTTTCCATGGAGAAAGACTCTGGCCTCGCCGCCCCGAGTGACTTCTACCTCGGTATTGTCTTTACGCCAGGAGAGTCGGTTTCTGATGGCATAGAGCATGGATTCTTCGATCTTACGCATGGCGGTGTCTCCTCAGTCGAGGCGGAGAATGTTGTAGCGGCGCCCGGCGAGGGCTGAGCCGCATCCTTCGCATGGACGCCAGACGAATTCCGGGCAGTCTGAGCCCGGAACGTCGGAGGGGTCCTCGAACTTCGAGGGATTCTCCTGGAGGTCATACTCTAGAGGTTGGTGGCCTTCTGGCTTGAGTTCGTCGTCTCCCATGAGTTCAGCCTTCAGCCAGTCGGCGCAATCTTGACATATCTGGAGTTTGTCGCCGCCTTCCCAGTCTCCTGGGTAGGTCTCGACTCGGTAGCCTTCTTCCATGAAGGCTTCTGCTTCGTCGTTCATTACTTCGTCGAAGGCTGTTCGGTCCAGTTCTTTGAGGATTTCGGACGGCCAGAATGACTGACTAGCTACGGTGATTTGGCCGAACTCGTCCAGAAGTTGCTCGGCGCGTTCTTCCAAGTCTTCATGGTAGATTCGCAGTTGGTCTGCCATGGCGGGCCTCCTCAGTATTGGCCGTGTGGGTGGTGGAGTCTAGTGACTCCTGGCAGGGCACCAGAATGTGATGCCCTGCGAGGAGTCTCCTAGTCTTGGAATCTGGGTTCTGGGTCCGGGATCGTTGGTGCATCCCGGCCGTCTGAAAAGACTGTCACGGTGTCCACTCCATTCGCGGAGTGGATATAGAATCTCGTGACCCAGAATGGCCCAGCTTGGCCTTCCATGTAGTCTTGGGTTATCCGTATGTTCTTCGCTTGGTGGATGCTGATGTTTGCCATTGCGGTGCCTCCTCAGAGTCTCTCGTCCATGCAGTCTGCCATGTAGTCTTTCCAGTCCTCATACTTGTGGCCGTAGATGAGGAGAAGGTCGCCGGTGATGGGATGGCGGTCGAAGACCATCCCATTCTGGAGATAGGTGCCCTCCTTCTTCTCCATTAGCTCCCAGGCGACAGTCTCCACATCCTCTGGGTCCAAGTAGGTGTTGTTTGGGAGGAGAACCGGGAGTGGTTCCTCCCAATTCTCCCGGTTCTTGATCTCCCGGAGAATGCGCTCATCCGCCCAAGAGAGAAAGTCGTTGTCTGGGATGTCCAGCAGTCGCGTGGGAAGATACTTGCCGCGGATGTCGGAGTCTCCAATCACGTCAGCGTAGTCTGTGGGTTCCATGGTGGTGCCTCCTCATTCTTGGTTGGTGGTAGAATGGCGAGGGCGCGGTGCGCCGCGTCGCCATGCATCCCCAATTATAGAGAAGTTGGGTACCTTGTCAAGGGGATTTGGAGAATTATCGGGTATGGATTCTAGAATATCGAGTCTCCGAAGGGTTGTTCGTCCTCCGAGGGAATGGAGGATGGAGAGGAGTCGGGGATGGGAGGCTGAGGATCGGGCAGTTTGTCCAAGAATGAGTTGACTGCGCGGTGGAAGTCTTCGTCGAAGTGCTGGAAGTTCCGGCCGCGCTTGCGTTGTTCTTGCCGGAACTCAAGCCAGCGCCACCACTCCTCGTCGGCACGATTCTCCGCGGAGTGAGTGTAGCCGCCTTCTTCCATGGAGTAGGTCTCGTAGGCTTGCTTGTAGATGTGGCGGCATTCTATGAGGTCGCCCATCTTCGCGGAGACTTTGCCGCGCTTCGTGTTGAATTCTACTTCGATGGTGTTGTGGATGTCTTCGTATTCCAGGAGGATTCCTTCTTCATGGCGACGGACTACCACCTGGTCCTCTGGGATGGTGGCTCCCTCGGGCCAAACCGGGAGTCTGCCTTGGAGCGCGGCAGTCTGGTTCTCCTGCTCGCGCTGTTCTTCGATCTCCCGGACCCGGCGCTTTCTCTCCCGGATAAGGTATTGCCGGATACGCTCTTTGATGCGCGGCGTGGATTCTTTGATGAAGCGAGACTCGCCAGTCTCGGCGCACTCCACCAAGAAGTTGTAGTAAGCGGCCATTTCTGTCTTGGACGAGCTGCTCATTATGACGGCTCCTCTTTTGGAGAATAGGTTTGTGGTTGGGGGTTAGTTTATGGGTAGATTGTAGCATGGTGTACGCCAGTGTGTCGAGTGTTCAGTCTGAGGTCCGAACTAATCTTTGGATAGTGTGAACAGTGTGCAGGGTTGGACTGGTTGGGCTGTGTTTGGGGTTCTTTTGGGAACGGTTGTACAGGGTTAAGTCTGGACCCCCGCCGTGCCTGGGGGAGCCTGGCCCTCGCTTGGGTGGGTTATTCTGGGAGGAGGAGAGCTAGGGTATATAAGAAGTCTTGAATGTAGTCTGTCGCCCTTTAGGTGGGGGTAAGTCAGGGGGCAGGGGTGGGGGGACTCCCGGACACGCGAGGGGTCCGAAGAATAGCCTGCTCAACTGGTCCCAAAAGACTTCCAAAGGCGCACCAACCAAGCATGGCTTGGACACTATGCACACCAGAATTGATGAGGTCGTGTGGAGCCTGTGCGCCGCTCTCGCGGGAGCCTTCCGGGACCCTGGGCCCAGACACTACGCCAAACAAACGCCGCCGCATGCTGGCGCTGTGAGACTGCAAGTATGGCGCGAAACAAACGCCCCCGCTTGCCGAGGCGCAATGCACTCCAGGCTAGCGGCATGTGAGCAAGTATGGGTGAACTTCCTGGGATAATTAGGCAGGGGTTGGTCAGGACGGGGAAAGAGAAAGGGCCCCTAGACAGGGGCCCTTGGCGGGATTACAGGACTCTCACGGGCCCGGAGCCTTCCAGTCGCCACACCCTACGGATAGGGCCTGCGACCCATTTCAAGGTCCGAAGACTGTAAGACTCCGGAACTTCCATGGTCATCCCGTTGCGGAACTCGATCAGGTATTGCATGGCGGTACCTCCTAGAATGAGGCGCCGTCCCTGGCGCCGTGGTGGGTTTAGAGGTCCAGGTCCAGGCTTTCGGCCTGATTCTGGAGTTGCTGGAGCCTCTCGACTTCCTTTTCTACCTGGCCTTTCAGCTTGTCCCTGAGTTTGGGCGCGCCATCCTTGGCGCGGTGGGTATCCACCGCCTGGACACTCTGTATGCCATCCTTGGCGCTGATGAATGCCCGTGCGACCTGCTCCCAGCGGCCCTCATTCTTGTCGAGGGTTCCTTTGCTGGCCTTGTCTGCCACCGCTGCGGAGCATCCGACGCTTTCCAGCGTCGCTCGGATCACGTTGCGGAATGCTTCTTCTTCCACGCTGAGACCGCTTGCGCCGCCGCCACCCTTGGCAGGCGGCATCCCTTCGAGAATCTCCCTATTAATTCTTGCATCCCTGTTCGCGGCCTTCCTGGCTCGGAAGGATTCTTGGCTTTCGCCTTCCTCTCTCTGCATGTTCGTTGCTTGGGAGGCGATGCGACTTATGCCGCTGTAGATGATGTGGGCCGCTTGGGCCTCATTCTGTAGACAATCCTTTGCCTTAATTTGCCTGCTGGTTCCATCCTGGAACTTGTAGGTCATGATGACCTGATCCGGGTCCAAGTTGACTTGGATCATGGCGGTACCTCCTCGCTAGCTTGTGAAAGAACCCGCCTTCCTGGCCAGTCAGTGCGACCTTCCTGCATCGCACGGTTCCTACTATACCCATAATTCTCCTGGCGGTCAATGGGTGCGACGACTTTTCCCGTAATTCTCCAGGCGGCGGGCCCTGGCCAGAATCCGGAATCCCCCATCCATCGTTATCCCAATCAGGTATGGGTGGGACATGATTCTGGGCGCGGCGGCGCGCGGCGGGAAGTCTTGTTGCGGTGCGGCAGAGGGTAGTATGGGTGGGTTCGGGAGGGCGGGGACCACCCCAGTTCCGAGGCCGGGGGTACCAGTGGGGGCGGCACCTCTACAAACTGCTCCAGTGCAGGGAGTATGGCTCTAAGCCAGCTCCCCCATTCCCGGCTGGCCATCCTGCTCTCCGGGGTGCTACCCTGGCCGAAATCGAAAAGCCTGGAGCCTACCATGAGCGTTCCCGAGGATATGGCCAACCTGCTCCCCAAGGATGAGTTGGTGATGACGAGTCTGGGGCCGGTGACTGAGGAGGATGCCCCGGAGATTAAGAACCGGGTCCGGGGGCAGTCGAATGGGTTGCAGAAGGTCCGGGCGGTGCATCACCAAGCGGCCAGGATGCTGGCGGCGGGGGCGAGGCCGGCTGAGGTGGCCCGGACGACCGGGATGCACCCGAACCGGCTGTATATTCTCCAGGATGACCCGGCGTTCGCCGGGCTGGTGGAGCATTATGCTGAGCAGGAGCATCAGATTTGGGTGGATGCTCGCCAGCGCGCGGCCATGCTCGGGGTGACGGCGATGGAGGAATTGCAGGATCGGGTCCTGGAGAATCCCGAGAATCTGACCAATAAACAGCTTCTTGAAATCGCCCAGGCGGCACTGTCCCACGGCGGGTATCCTTCGACCCAGCGGGTGGAGGAGTCGAAGTCCGTGGACATCTCGGATATTAAGGCCAGGGCCCAGGAGCAGGGGGTGTATGTTGGGGGAAACGTGGAGAGGAAGCCCGTTGAAGGTCGAGTGGTCGAGTCCTCCGAGGCATCAGGAGAAGCCTATGAGCCGGAAGAAGGCCCAGGGAGTGAGGTACGAGAAGAGAGTTCGGAGGATTCTGGAGGACCAGTCCTTGATGTTCGGCCCCTGGATGAGGGTTCAGAGCGGGAATAAGGTCTTCCATCGCCAGCCTGACGCCGTTTTGGTCGGAGAATCCGAGGGTCTGGTGGCCGAAATCAAGCACACAGAGGTCCAGAACGCCTGGGATCAGCTCTCCGAGTACGCAGAATTGCTCTCGAAGCTCTACGAAATGCCTTTCAAGCGGCTTCTGATCGCCAAAATCATTCATTCGGAGCCGGATGGCCGGGGCCCAGAGGATTCTGACCGGATGTTGGCCCTCGATGGGCCTGATGCCCGGCTCTGGCACCTCTTCATATAGAGAGGAGAAAGCGCGTGGGAGTCTCCGAGGACATCCAACATCTACTGATAGACACTTATCAGGACCCTGTGGCCTTCGCTCGGGCCTTCGTACCCCATTGGTTCCCTGCCTCACGGCAAGATGGGGAGTGGGGATTATGCCCAATCGCCCCTCTCCACCGGGGAATCCTGGCCATTCTGCTCCGGAAATGCGAGTTCCTACTCCGCTACGGGGACCTCGAATGGATCGAGGAGAACTTCACATACTTCGACGAGGAGGGGAATGAGCACAAAATCTTCAATCTGACGGGGGAAGGCGCCCCGCAGATGTTCGTCTCGAAGTTCACCCTCATAATGATCCCCCGAGGATTCGCCAAGACTACCTGCGCGAACCTCGCCAACCTGCATAATATCGTCTTCCAAGACCACCGATATATCGCCTATATCTCCGAAACCCAGCCTCACTCGGTCCAGCAGGTGGACACAATCAAGCATGAATTGCAGTCTAATGAGAATTTGAGGGTGGTTTTCGGGGATTTGATGCCCAAGCAGAGGGAGGGGAAGTGGCAGGATCAGTTCTTTGAGACGCGGAATGGATGTGCGATGGTTGCCCGAGGCGGCGGTCAGCAGGTCCGAGGGATGCTGTGGAAGCAGCAGCGCCCGACCAAATGGATCATGGACGACATGGAGAGCAAGGATTCGGTCGAGACACCCGACCGCCGGGAGAAGCGGAGGGAGTGGTACTACGGAGATCTGGAGCCAATTCTGGACGATTTGGACGAGTCAGCCGCCGGTGTGGCCCTCGCAACCCTCCTTCACCCCGACGCCCTGGCCACCTATCTGGAACGTGACCACCGCTACACGGTGATTAAGTTCGGCGCGGAGGACAAAGCCGGGAACGATCTCTGGTACAAGAAGGGCAAGGACTTCCTAGAAGACAAGAAAAAGGCGTTCGCCAGGGCCCAGATGCTCCATGTCTTCTATCTGGAGTTCTACAATCAGGTCCGCGCTCCCGAAAACCAGGCGTTCAAGCCCGAATATATCCAGGTTTTCCCGAGGAAGACGGAGGATTCCGTCCGCCGGGCCATTGCCTGGGACCCCGCAATCTCCCAAGCATCGAAGTCTGACCATCCATCAATCTCCGTAGCAGGGATGACGGAGCATGGGATTATCCATTTCTACGAAGTAGAGGTGATGGATCGGCAGTCTACCGTCCGGGAGCAGGTGGACAAGTATTTCGAGTTGGCAAAGCGCTGGGACGTTGACCCCGCGCTCCATGGCATCGAATCGATCTCATTCCAGGCGGTGCTGATCCATCTGGTCCAGGAAGAAATGTTCCGACAGGCGTGGTTCTTCGAGCCGCAGAAGATCACCCACCAGCATGAGAAGGTTGCCAGAATTAAGGGTGTCTTGCAGCCCAGGTATCGCTCGGGGTATATCACCCACCAGCGGAGGTTTTCCCTTTATGAGGCCCAACTGTTAGACTTTCCGAACGGGAAGCTAGACGGGCCGGACTCCGCAGCCATGGCTGTTAGCCTGCTTGATCCGGCTGCTCCCTTGGCTACTCCGGAGAATGAGGACCTTGCAGCGGATCAATATGAGCCGATTGATAAGGTCATTCCGGGGTATTGGCAATACTAGGAGGGAATTATGCCTGGGAATCCGATGGGTCCAGTGAATGCGATGCCCGGTGTGGACGGGCAAGGTGCGCGCGGGAAGACTCCGCAAGAGGTAGCTGCGGCTGGGAACGTGCCGCCGGGGCCTGCTCCGGGGGAGAATCCGGCGGCTCCGGGGCCGATGGCGGGGGTTCAGAATCCGCAAGGTGGCCCTGGCGGGGTGAGTGCCCAGCCGCAGATGCCCCAGGGAGCGCCCATCGCGCCGCGTCCGGGGGACATGCAGGGCCAGGTACCACCGCAGTCGGGCGGTATGCCGCCGCCCCAGGGCGGTCCTGCCGGTCCTCAACCGGGGCCACAGCCCGGTCCCGGAGGCCCGCAGCCGGGTCCAGTGGGGCCTCAGCCGGGGCCTGGGGGTCCGCAACCCGGACCACAACCCATGCCCGGAGGGCCACAGCCCGGTCCCGCGCCCAATGTCGGCGTCCCAGACTCCGGGACCGCGGCCCAGGATGCCGTGTTGGAGAATCCCAGAATCCTCAGCGAAGCTCTCACAAAGGGCAGAGTCAACCCGATCCGGCAGAGAATTCGGAACACTGAGCTGCCGGAGGAAACTCAGCGGAATCTCAACTCGGGGTAATGAAGAATGGTGGATGAGCAGCTTGGTTTAGAGGACGATCCGGCTTTCGGAGTAGAGGAAGACCAGGATCGAATGGAGGGCGAGCCCCAACAGAGGTTGGAGAAGGGGCTTGTCAGAAAGCGGGAAGAATGGGAAGGAAGCCCGGAAGGGGATGATTTCCAGCGGCCGATTGACCTTCTGGAGCCGAATTCGGAGCTTCACGAGAAGCTCTTGAAGTACCTCAAGGAGCGGTTGGAGTATTCTGAGCGGCAGATGTCTCAGTTCTACGCTCGGTGGGAGGTCCAGGAGAAGAAGACCAATGCGTTCATCAACCTCCCGGAGTGGGAGGAAGAGTTGAAGCGGATGAACGAGAAGGGGCAGAAGCCTCAGAATGTCTCCATGACCATCCCCTATCAGTTCGCGACTATTTCCACGATCACGACCTACCTGCTGCACACCTTCACTGGCCGGAAGCCGATGTTCCAGGTCGGGTCGTATAAGGCCGAGACGGCCAAGTCTGCGGAGATGATGGAGGAAGTTCTCCAGTTCAACGCGGACGTGACCCGGCTGATTAAGCACATGCACACCTTCTTGTACGCGACCCAGCAGTATAATCTGGGCGTGATGAAGGTGCAGTGGGAGAAAAAGAAGAAGATGAGGACCGTTACCCGGCGCCGGGCAGATGGTACTCTGGAGAAAAGCCGGGAGGAGCGGACGACTTTCGAGGGGAATAACATCGAGACGCTTGATCCCTTCCTTTTCTTCCCCGATCCTCGGGTGCCGATGTCCGAGGTGAACAAGAAAGGGGAGTATGTGTTCTGGAGGAGCTTCGAGGGTATCCACCACATTAAGCGGCTGGAGGCCGAGGGAATCTACAAGTGGGTGGATGATGCCAACGAGCAGATTCCGCAGAATCAGGCTACGGAGGGGTCTGGAACCGAGGCTGGCGGTGGCCGGTTGAATTTTGGCTCCTCAGACCCGCTCTACGGTCCCGGAATGCAGTCCCAGGAACAGCACACGACCAAATTCCGGCAGCTTGACCAGGGGACTGTGGAGATCATTCCCCAGGAGTTGGGCCTCGGAGACGGAGAGGTCCCGGAGAAGTGGATCTTCACCATCCTGAACAAGAGCCAGATTATCCAGGCAGAGCCGTTTGACGCGGACCATGATATGCACCCGGTCTGCGTTGCGGAGCCCTACACGGCCTCGCGGACCTTCGGTTCCCCTGGTATCTCGGATATGCTGTCCCCGCTCCAGGACACAATCTCCTGGCTTATCAACTCCCATCAGGATAATGTCCGCCGGGTCCTGAATGATATGATTATCGTGGACCCAAGTAAGGTGGAAATGCAGGACTTGGAGCAGCCTGGGCCGGGTGGCGTTATCCGGTTGAAGCGTCATGCCTGGGGTCAGGACGTGAATCAGGCGATCCAGCAGCTCCAAGTGCAGGATGTGACGGCCCAGCATGTACAGGATGCCGAGCATTTCATGCAGTTGGGGCAGCAAATCTCCGCTGCGACGGACAACGTGATGGGGATTCAGGACCAGGGTGGTCGGAAGACTGCCTCCGAGGTCCGGATTACCAGCGAGGCGGCTGCCTCCAGGCTGGCCAGTCAGGCGAGAATCATCTCCGCTCAGGCGCTCGTTGACCTGACGGAAATGATGAGCATGAACTTCCAGCAGTATCTCTCCGATGATTTCTACATTCAGATTGTCGGGGAGAAGGGGAGACAGCAGCCGCTCCACATCGGCCCGGAGCATATCTCTGGGGAGTTCTACTACCCTGTCCATGATGGGACTCTGCCGATGGATAAGACGGCGCTGTTCCAGATTTGGCAGGAGCTTTTCCAGGTGATTGCCGGGGATGAGGAGCTTCGCCAGCAGTATGACATTCGCCGGGTGTTCGAGCACATTGCCGAGCTTGGCGGTGTGAAGAATCTGGAGTCCATGCGGATCGACCAAGTGGCCACGGAGGAGCAGATTCAGGGTATGCAGGCTCAGGGTCAGGTTGCTCCGTTGCAGGAGGCTGCTGGTCAGGCCGGAATGGACCCACAGGAACTCCAGCAAGCTGCCGTGGGAGTGGCCGGTGGAATGCCGGAGAATGTCGGTGAAATGCCTAGGGAGGCTGCCCCACCGCAGACCGGCGGGGGCCAGGGCATCGACGCTCTCGTGGACCAGCTTGGTTGACTAAGACTCCGTGGAGGGTAAAATGGAAGATGACATCACGGAAAATCCCAATGGCTTCGAGCCAGCTCGGGAAATTCCATTGGAACACCGGAGGGACCTGAACCATCTGCTTTACCATCCCGCCTTCAAGGAGGCAATAAGGGTGATTCAGCAGGAGAACCTCCAGAGAATCCTTGGGATGAGGCGGATGGATGTGACCTCCACGGAGCAAGTGGCTAGATTCTACTACCAGCAGGGCATGACTGACGGGGTAGAATACGTCATTGGTAGGCTGCGTGAACTAACCGTGGAGGAGAATAGCGATGGATGAGGGTGCCGAGAACGAGTACGGTGTTCCGAGTGATGTAGAGGCTCTTTTCCGCGGGGAAATCCCCGAGGGAGGAGAGGAAGGCTCGTCCGAAGGCGGGTCGTTCGACGAATCGGCCACACAACCGACTGAGGAAGAGGCCGGTGGGGAGTCTACTGAGGGTCAAGAGGCCCAGGAATCCCAGCCGCAATCTTCCCAGCAGGCCGGTGAAGCGAAGACGAAGCCCGAGCCGGATGAGCGAGACAGGGAACTGGAGCGTCTAAAGACGCAGCTTGCCCAGATGCAGGGCTACATGCTCAATCAGGGCAAGCAGCAGGAATCCGGCCAGCAGCAAGAGCAGGAGGGCCAGCAGCAAGAGGAAGAACTTCCGGGGTACGACTTTAATATCCCGGATGGAATCGTCCAGGCAATGCAGTCTGAGGACCCCGCGCAGATGAAGCAGGCGTTGTCTGCTGTTCTCAAGGGGGCTGGGCAGAATATCCACAAGACCCTGCGGGAGGAATTCCGGCAGGAAATGCGGGAGGCCCAGAAGGCTGCTGTGAAGGCTTCCGTTCAGTTGCAGAATCGCAACATGACGGAGAAGGAGCAACAGCAGCAGCTCCAGCAGCAGGCTCAGACTGTGTATCAGGATTACTACTCGAATTATCCTGACCACGACGATCCTTTCCTGCGCCCGATTGTCAAGGAGATTGGCCGGGTTACTGCGGAGCAGATGGGCAAGAGTAATTGGGACCAGGAGCTTCGGGACACCATCGCCAAGCGCGTGGAGCAGTACCGGGCTCGGCTGGCTGCCCAAGGGAAGAATCCTGGTGGGGCTTCTCAGCGGAGCCAGAGCCAGGGCCGGAGTCAGCCTCCGCATCAGACTTCCCAGAATGCTCGGCCTAGTGGCTCCACCCAGACGCATACGGAAGATTCCCTGATCGCTGAAACGCTCATGTCTGGCTTTGATTAAGGAGTAGAAAATGGCAATCCAAGGGCTTCGCCATACCGGCAACTTTGTTGAAGGCCAGCGCCCGAAGAATTGGCGCGAAGGCATCCTGATGAACTGGCCGAACGGGGAGATGACCCTGACGGGTCTGACTTCCCAGATGCGGACCAGCAAGACTGACGACCCGGAGTTCTACTGGTGGGAGAAGCAGATGCCCTCTCAGCGGTTCCAGCTTTCCGCTGATCCGGGGACTTCCGGGAATCTGAGCCTGGATGGCGGTGAGGGTCAGCTTATGGCTGGCCACATCATCCGGATCGAGGAGACTGGCGAGATTTGCCTTGTGACGCAAGATGGCGTTTCGGGGCAAGACCTCCAGGTCGAGCGCGGGTTCGCGGACACCGGGAGCAAGGCCGCTGCCTTCGATCCCACCGCCAGTGACACGAACCCCTATGTCCTGATCGTCGGTTCGGCCAATGAGGAAGGCTCCACGGCCCCGACCGGCATCAACTACGATCCGGTGAAGCGGTACAACTACACCCAGATTTTCCGGAATACTCTGGAGATGACCCGGACGGCCTCCAAGACCCGGCTCCGTACTCGGGAGCAGGTGAATGAGGCCCGGCGGGAGTGCCTGGAGCTTCACGGGATCGAGATGGAGAAGGCGTTTTGGTTCGGTCGCCGGTACGAGGGTTTCCGGAACGGCCAGCCGATGCGTCTGACCGGCGGTATCCAGTATTTCATCGAGGAGTTCGGTGAGCAGGCCGCTGGTCATGAGCGAGTCTGGGATGTCGAGGGGAATTCCATCACTCTCTGGGACCTCGAAGAGATTATGAAGTACGCCTTCCTCTGGGGTTCCGATGAGAAGATGATGATCCTCGGCAATCAGGCCCTCCAGACTATCCAGCGGGCGGTCCGGTATAGCTCCTACATGGAGCTTGATACCAACCAGCGGGAGTACGGGATGAATGTGTCCCGGCTGTTCTCTCCCTTCGGCACGCTGGTTCTCAAGACCCATCCGCTGTTCAACTACGCTCCGGGCGGTGCCAACTTCCAGGGTCTTAACTCCTGGGGCTTCGTGCTGGATATGGAGCATATCCGGTACCGGCCTTTCGAGGGTGCTGATACCAAGTATCAGCGGGACCTCCAGGAGAATGACATGGACGGCATGAAGGCCGGGTACCTCACTGAGGCTGGTATCGAGGTGAACCATCCGGAGAATCACATGCTCATCAAGGGCCTGACCTCGGCTGCTAAGGAGGATGTGACGGAGAAGCCGCCGGAGCTGGAGTCTGGCTACAGCGACGAGACTGATCCGATGTTCCGGACTGGTACCACCCTCTTTGACGAGGTTAACGAGGACTACGAGGGTCCGACTAGTTAAGGCCGGAAGGGAGGGGAGAATCCCCTCCCTTCTTTTTAACCTCGGAGAAATTTGGAGGTTAGTATGCCGACTCCTGATAGCTGGGGCCGTGGAGGTACTTCCAGAAAGGGAGGGACTGAACGGGCCCATATTGATAGGACGAGCGGAAACAATCAGGAATTGGAATTTGCTGGGGCCAACGTCCAAGAACGGCAAGCCAGAGGCAGGGCCTTCCAGGGTGGAACAAGAAGCCCCGGTGGCAGTCTGAGAGGTACCGGGGACAAGGTCACGGACGATCAGGCTGCGCTTATCATGGAGACGATGGAAATGACGCCTGGGCAGCAGGCGTTTAATCAGATTGCGGCCTCCCCGGATAAGCCTGACCCTGTTAGTGCGGAAGATTTGGGGTTTCCGCAAGGCGGTGAGGGTGAGATTCAGCCTCGTCGGCCTAATCCTGCTGCCAAGCAGGTAATGGAGAGAATTCCGGCACCTACTGGCCAACAGCGGGATCGTTGGGACGAGGAGAAGCGTCGCCTGGACGTTGCTCGGAACTACCCTGGTCTTCCTCCGGATGTGGCTATGGCGATGTTACAGTTGGGCCACCTGCAAGCGCCGGATATTCCGGAGCGGTATCAGCTTGAAGAAGAAGGGGAAGGAGAATAGCCATGGCACAGAATAGGGCGCAGCAGCAGGGATTCCAGCAGCCCCGGCAGTCTCCGGAGGAGCTTTACTCTAATGATCCGGTAGAGGCTACTGGCGGGTTCATGCCGCAAAGCGGAATTGCGGATCTGAACCGGGAGCAGTTGGTAGACCTTACCCAGAGGCGGCAGGCTGACGAGCCTCAGCGGTTTCTGGATAAGGAGATTATGCTTCAAGGGCTGGATTCTGGGTGGCAGACTCCAGAGGCCGAGCGTCAGCGCCAAGAACTGGCCAGGGCGTATGCCGACGAAGTCAATATGTTCAGGCAGGATGAACTGGAAGGGACGGAAGGAGGCGTTTTCGGCCTTGGTGGTGAACCGGCAATGTCGGAGGAGCAGCGGCAGCAGGCCTGGGATGCGTTTACTAATGTCCCCATGGATGACCGGAAGACGGCCATGGAGAATATGGGGTATGAGGTTCCCAGGCAGCCGGAAGGTGTGACTCCGGAGTTGAAGCGGTTGGCTCAGCAAGAATTGGCTCGCCAGCGTGTGCTTCCGGATGATTTTGGGCCGCATAAGGTGGCTATGCCGGATCGGGAGATCGGCGCGGTCACAGGGATGGGGGAAGAGACTCGCCCGGAGATGGATGGTCAGCAGCTTACTCCGATTGATCCGTCGAACATCCACCGGATGCACCAGGGCGATCTCCACACGCTGGCCAGGGAGAGCTACCTGCCTCTGGAGAGGGAACTTGCGAAGCAAGAATTGGCCCGTCGCGAGCAGGAGATTAACCGTGCTGGTCGCCAGTATGGCGAGCCGGGTGGCACGGCCTTTGGAGGGTAGGGGGTAGTCATGCCTAGAAGTGACGTAACAATCGAAAACCAGCCGGACATCCATAAGGGCCGAGGCCACGAACAGCACAGGAGTTCCATGTGGGACGCCTTTATTGAAGGGCTAGGCGGCGGTGCTGCCGTTGGTGGTCTCACCGGGAGTAAAGGTGCCATTCCTTGGACGGCTATGATTGGTGGCCTTGGGAATATGGCTTGGACCTGGTATGAAGGCTCTCCGACTGATGCCCAGGCCAAGTACGACATTGATTCTGCCCGTGCGCGGGAGCGCGAGATGCAGCTCAAGGAGGACGACCTTCGGGCCCAGGATCGGTTCGACGGGGCTGATGATCGTGGAGGCGGCCTCTTTAGTTAGGAGGTTTAGATGGACGACAGTATGGCAAAAAACCGGAGAAGCCGGTACGGCGATCCGGATGAGCTAACCTGGAGGGACCGGGTTCTGAACGCCATCGCTGATGGTCTGGGGTTCGGTCCCAGCGCCTACGTCGATGACGAGACGGGAGAAGTCAAGGAGACGGACAAAAGGTTTTCCACGGGTCATACCCGAATTAAGCGGGACGACTAGCTATGCTGTACGGAGAATTCAGGGAGCTGGTCAAGGATACCCTGGCAAGGGGCGACGAACCGGAGACTCCTCTGTACGAGGAGAATAGCGGTTCTACCACGACTGTTCTGGATCGGATGATTCGGATGGCGCTCCACCAGATTGAGCGCCAGTGGGATTGGAAGTACATGGAGCGGCTTGCTGAATTCTCCGTTGAGGAGGGTCAGCAGCGCATTGGGCTCCCGGCCAACCTCAAGAGGATAGAGTGGATTCGGCTGACGGAGAATGAGCAGTTCTACTATCTTCGGCAGATGTATGGGCGGGACTTCCCGAAACCCTACAAAGGGGTCCCGCAAGAATACTGGCTGGAAGGTCGGGCTCAACTCCATCTGGATGTCAAGGCTGATCGGGATTACGAGGGGCAGCTTCTCTATACTCGGTACTCGGACATGTCCTTCGATCCCGAGAGCACAAATTGGGTTATCGAGTATGCCCCGGACGTTCTGCTGGCCCGGACGATGATGAATTTTGCTGGCTGGGTCAGAGAGGATACGCAGATAATCTACGAACACTGGAACGCCATGTTCCAGCGGAATCTTGAGGAAATGTTCAACGAGGATAGCAGGTACAGTGAGGCTAATCCGACGACCCAGATAGGTTTCGCTGATGCGCGTTCGGAGTACCAAAAGGGATACTGATTTCGAGGAGCATGATGCTGAGGAGCAGGAGTTCGGAGAATCCGAGCAGGCAGAGGTTTCTGTCTCGGAGTCCGAGGCTCCTGCTCAATTCTTCGACGATTCCAAAACGGTTGATACTGACTTCGATCTGAGGCCGAAGAGCACCGGCATGGATCGCCGGGTTTTCTCTGATGTAGCCTCCTTTACCTACCTTCCCGATTCTTTCTGGAGAATGCCTGTCCTCCGGGCCGGGGTGTTGCTTGCTGGGTTTGGCAACTATACCTTCGGTGAGAAGGGGTTTGGATTCTCCGTCCCGCGCAGCGGTGCGATCCCCAACACAGTCCATCCAGAGGAAATCCCCAGGGTTGTTTACTCTGAGAAGGGGAACCTTGTGGATTCCGTGCAACTCTCGTTGGAATATGTGAACCTTCGGAGGGCCCGAGGGTTCAGTGAGGTTGCTCCTTTTTCTGAGATTTTGCATGGAGTCAAGGCTTCCCTTGAGCGAGGGTCTTTTGACGGGGAGCTTCATCTGGATTCTTGGGCAAGTAAATTCTCAGAGCGCGGGGAGGAGAAGGACTCCACGCTAGCTGAGGATCTACATTCTTCGCAACCGAGGGTTCCCAAGGAAGATGAGGCTTTGGTCAAAGAGACCGATACCTCCAAAGAAGGTACAAACCGAGCCTATAATGAGGTGGAGGTTGGGTCATGGTTTGACAAGTATGTCGAGCGGGACGAGTACGAGGATTCTGCGCTCCTTGGTGATTCTCCGTGGGTCCAGCCGACCATTCCTCTGGAAAAAGGAGAGGTGGCCGTCTCTGGACCAGACTCCATCGACCGGAAGACAGGGACGGTCAACAGATCGGCGGGAGGATTCGGCCTTTACGGATTCGGCACCCGGTACTTCGGGCATCATACTAACAATCCGGACGGAAGACTTGCGGTAGAATACTGGTTTACCAAGGGTGTCGAGCGTGGAGAGTTCTCCGATTCTGCAATCCTAGAAGATTACCTTGGAGTTCAGCCTTCCATTCCTGCAAGCGGCAAGGTGGAAGTAGCATCAGAGGTTTCCTTCCAACGGGAGGTGACTGTTCCGGCGACTGGAGAGGTTGTTCTGGACGATGTAACTAGCTCCCAGGCGACAGTTCCAGGCGACGGAGAAGTAAGTGTGGGAGACTTGCTGGACCGGGGCTTCGGGGAGTTTCGGTTTGGGCAGTCTCGTTTTGGTTTAATGTGCGGAAAATTGGAGTGAGAAATGGGTGAGAAGGCAACCATCAGCATGAAGGGCTTTGTTCGCGTGAAGCTGGTCGATAAGAACGGCAACGTGAAGAAGGAGGTCGAGAAGGACAATCTGGTGACGGATGTGGGTCGGGCGAATCTGGCGTCTCTGTTCAATGATGATGGGGATAAGCCGGCTCCGGTCTGCATTGCGGTTGGGACGTCCGGTAATGACCCGGAACTAGGGCAGACTGATCTCCAGGGTACGGAGTTGGCTCGCCGGGGCTTCACTCAGAAGGACCGGACGAACGACGAAATCACTTGGCAGTGCCTCTTCGAGGAAGACTGGACAGGCACCGTCGAGGAGGCCGGAATCTTCAACCAGAATCAGACGAGTGATGAGGACCCGGAAACTGACCCGGATAATCGCGGGGATATGTCCGCCCGGTTTCTGACGGGAACTTTCGAGAAGTTCAGTCAGGATAGTCTTCTTCTGGTCTGGGGCATGAAGATTGAGGAGAAGCAGTAATGGCAGAGGAGCCGGAGAAGCTGGAATATGAGGACATCCCAAGAGGAGAGACTAATTGGGATGTCCCGGTGAATGAGCGGTTCTCCTGGATTAAAGAGGAATGGAATAAGCTCGTCGAGAAGCTAGGGAGTGCGTACACCCGCGATGTAGGCACAGAGCCCGATGAAGTGCCGACGAATGGGGATCTAGGCACGGCGTCGCAAGCCGACACCGGCACCGGGGATAATGACGTACCGACGAATAGTGATCTGGGGACTGCGGCGGAGCGGGATATCGGCACAGAGCCCGATGAGGTGCCGACGAATGCCCAAATCGCTCCAGTAGCAGATGACGACACCGCGAGTGGCTACCGGCTCGTGTTCGTCGACGGCTACCT